CGATACAGCCCGACGCGCTTCCCGTGGCTTGTTTTGGACCCTTCGCATGAACTTGTCCAGCCCTTTTACTGTATATGAAAAACTCATAAGTAAATAACCGTGCTATTATGATGGTATCGTTTGCCTTTGATCTTGAGCCTGTGGCCATTGTAAATCACTTCCGAGAAGCCCTTGTAAGTTCCTTGTAAGTGCAACTTGAACGAATCAAAATCATACTTACCAAAGAGCCCCATCATCTCATAACTAGACAATGAATTTCGCATACAAGGGACCGGAAAACTCTTCTTTGTTTCCGTGCTCTCGAGCAATTCATCTTCCGGCTCTTCCTCAAAGATCAAAGTCACGCGTTCGTTATAGATCATACACGCGCCCCCTTTAAATGAATCGAGCGATCCCGCGGGCCCGATGTTTGATCGCAAGGCCTTGTAATACGGCCTTATGCTCATCTGTTAGATAGCTAGACTCCCAAGTAAAGCTCCGGCCTTCCTCGCTGTCCGCTGTCGCGCCTTCCGAGTTTAGTCGATTATAGCGACTGACGGCAACGTCTCGAAGGATATAAGCCACGCTTTCGGGCAATTCCTCGAGTGCTGTTTCCGAGAATTGATTGACGTAAGCGATCATACGCTCGAAGCTATCCCGTACAATAAGGGTCAAAAGATCGTCTTGTTCTTGGTCAGCTTTGGGAATACCCTTTAGAAGTCGAAGCTCTTCCGTTACTTGATTGATATTGATTGCTGTCATCGCTAAAACCTCCTAAAACTAGGCTGCTACTGCTGACGCTGGCGCTTCGATTGTAGCTTCTACCACACCGTCCGGAATTTCAGCAAAGAGAACGTTAGCGCCAAAGAATACTGACTCGAAAGTCAAGTTATTCAAGTGACGGTCACGCGCCACACCGATCAAGCCTGTTTCGTCTGTGAAGTCCGCAAATAATCCGCCAAGATCTCCACCAGACACGTTCAAGTAAGCAAAAACAAGGTTTTCAACGGCTGTTGTATAGATCTTCCCTTGTGGGCATGAAGGCATAACGATAACGTTTTGCATACCGAGGAAGTTTTGGAGAAGAGTAAATCCAAAAACATTTGAAGCGTCAGACGCAACGGCTGTTGTTCCAAGGTATTCAGCCACATCGAGCGGGTTAACGAAAGAAACAAGCGGAGAGCCTTCGAACTCGTTGAAAGTGGTCAATTTGCCCCAGCTATTTGCAAGAGCTTGTTGAAGCCCTTTCCCTTTAACTTTCGTTTTAGTCTTTTTAAGATACGCTAGGAAGTCGTCCTTGATTCCGTTTTGAATTTCGCGAAGCAAGCGTGTATCTGCTTCTGTGATAGCGCGTGACGCACCATGACGTGCGATCGCTTCCGCTGATACAGCACGGCGTTTTTTGAACCATTCTACTGTGTATTCTTGGTCCTTCGCGCGTGTCATTTTAGAAAGCGGAATTGTTTCACCTTCAGCGGTTTTAGTTGTGTCAACGTCTGCAGTCCATTTGTAAGTTTGGATCTTTAAGTCATTTGTCAACTCTTGGCGACGTGTAACGCCCAAAAGTCGAAGTAAGTCATTGATATTTTTAGAGAACTTATTGACAAAATCAATTGATTTGATTTCGCCCAAGTCGTTCATGGTTGTTAGTTTTGTTTCAGCCATATTTTAATAGCCCTTTCTAATTTTTAAATAGTCCAATGTTTGCAGCGATCATTGCTTGACGCTCTTCGTCGTTCTCAATAGCCATGATCTCCGCTTTCGTCATAGATACTGGCCCCGTACCCTTGCGAGGGGCTTTCTGGGTCAAACGTTCATCGACGCGGGCTTCTACTGCCTTATCAAAGATTTGTCGCAAAGTGCCGATCTTCTCTTTTGTGGCTTCCGCTGTTTCATCGATCACAAAATCAATAAACTCGCCCGGAAGTCCTTCTTCGCTCAATAGCGTTTGAGTGGCCACGCGCATTTCTTTAATCGCAAGAGCTCGCTCGCGTTCTTCGATCGCTTGGATTCGTTTCGCTTCCTCTTCTTTCGCGCGTTCGTCTTTGGTCAGCTTCGCGAGGCGTTCGCCTTCGCTTTTGGCCTTTTCGATTGCTTCAGCTTGCTCTGCTTCCCAGCTGGCGCGGGCTTTGGCGATCTCGGCTGCGATTGCTTTCCCAAACTCAGCGCGTGTAAAGGTACGCTCTGCCTTTTCCTGCTTTGTTTCGACTTGTTCTTCTTGAGTGACGTCTTGCTCAAGTGCTTCAGTCTCGACTGCTTGTGTATTTTCTGACATTATTTTCCTCCGACGGTTACGCCGTCACTCGATTGTTCTCGTTTTACGTCCGGCGACGAAACAATGCAGCTTTTAACGTCTTCCGCATAGTCTGGACAAAAAGAAAAGACTGTATTTCATACAGTCTTACAATTTAACTTCTTCAATTCGCGCACGTTGCTCTAAAGTTGAAAGATATTCCCACATAATAGAACGTTGACGCTTCAATAAATCGATAGGGCATTTCGGTTCAAATTCGAGTTGTCCTTTTTCGTACTTTCCAATCATAGCGTCTAATTTTTGGAAACGATCTCTTAATTCGTGATATTCTTTCACAAAACGTTTTTGCCATTCATTCATTATTTTTCCTCCTTGTCACCTCGTGACTGTTTAATGCTCTTTATGATACCTTCGATCATTCCAGCGAGTACGGCCCAACCTGCCACGACCAGAAAGGCAAAGCAAAAAAGGCCCGCTGTGTAAGATACCATGTCCCAGATATTAATCACTCAATCCCTCCTCTCCGATTTCTCCCGCGTCCGGCATGATCGTAGACCGGCAATTGTAATGAAACGGGGGCATATTCACCCCGACTTGTGCGTCCTCGAGTTTATAGAGCTTGTCTTCCTGTGCGATTCGCCGGCAAATTTGAGTTGTCCGATCGTCCAGCACGACCAAGATCCGATAGTATTCAAGCCCGGCCTTTTGGTACCGCTTGATAGTGGCCCGATTTATGACGGCTGTCGCGTCTGTTCTTACTAGCGTTTCAGCTCGGGAACGTGCGACGTTGAATTCTTTTCGAATCTCGCGGGCCATCTCTTGCGGGCTGTCACCACGTATAAAGCCTTGTTTAAATACTTCTTTCAGCTTTTGCGCTAGGCTGTCCGTATTCCCCCAAAGTTGCTCGGAATAGTTCCGGCCATTAAACGGGGTTTTGATAATCTCTTCAAACGCTGGACGATTGACCGCGCCTGTACGGCCTCCCATAGCCTTTCTGTACGCGTATTCGGCAACGTTGAATAAATACTTCTCGAAGCTCTTGTGAAGCGCTCCTGTGAGCACTCCGAGCCTGTGGATAGCTTCCAACTGCAAAGCCTCTATTCTGATCGCTCGAGCTGACGCGTATTGCTGGTTCAATCGCTTCAATAGCTCCGGATCCTTTTCGGCTTGCTCGCGGTATAACGTCGCATTATCCACATAGTCGCTCAGATCCTCACCTCGAAGGCGCTTCGTTGCGTCTTGGTAAGTGAGTTCGTGATCTTCAGCGTACTTTGTGTAAAAGTCAAACAATGACTTTTGTAACCTTACTGCTTCGTTGCGGTAAGTTTTTTCTAATTCAGCGAAAAAGTCTATGTCTTTTCGGTCAACGTACTCGAATATCTCTCGGGCGCGTGCTTCCCAGTATTCATCATGGGCGCTTATCTTCAGTTTCTTCATTCGTTGCTACCTCGCCGGCTTGTGGCTCGACTCGTGGGAGCATTTCAAGCGCTTTTTCCGTCTCTTCTTTCATACGTTTTAGCTCAGCTTCTGCGTTGACCCCGGTCACTTGCTCAAGAATTTCGACGATCGTTTGTTCACTCACCACGCCATACAGATTTTTGGCAATAGCGACTAACTCAGCGTCATTCTGTGGCAAGTTTGGCGTGAATACAACGTCCGTCTCATTGATAAGATTGTAATTGTCGGAATCGTTGCCCTTGATCTTCCAGATATTGACGGCTAGACGTAAGCGACGCATGAGGCCTTTTTCAAACAAAAGCTCTTGCTTGCCTCGGTAGTTGTCCGCTGCCATCATCTTATATTTCATTGCTTCGCCCGATTGCGTTCCTGCGAAATTGTTATCCGTCGTGTCTGGCGTAAAGGTAAAGCGTAAAATATCATTTACTAGCCGTTCCTTGTATGCTTCCGCTCCAGCCGTGTCGTATGACTTAACAAGATAATTCGCGTTTGGACTCGATCCGCCCGGAATCGGGTTATCATCAAGGATCAAGATTTTTGCTTTCTTGAAGGCTTGAGATACCGCGAGCCGTCCGTTTGGATTGACGCGACCGTCTTCCATGAAGTCTTTATCTTCTACGCCCGTAAACGGGTTCCCCGAGATCACCAAAAGAGCCTCGTTACTGTCTTGCTGGAAGTTCGCAAGCTCAGACTGTGACAAGTCGTAAGCGTCGATAGAGTCGAGCACGGCTTCGAACGCCCCCGTCCGATCCGTATTATTGCTAAACTCATTTACTGGTACGCCATTAAAGAAATGCTCGCTCGTATCCTTGAGATGAAGCGTGTCCGTGTCTTGGTTATCGTCCACATACTCATAAATAGCGTTACTAGTATATACCTTGACAAAATCGCGTTTGTGGCCGTTGCCGTAACTGATAGAGTAATAGTTGATAGCCATCAAAGAGCGTTGCTCGTAGCTGTCGTCATAAATGACAAAAGTTTGCTCTGGGTCCATACGATAGAGCTTGACCCAAACCGAGCCGTCCTCGTCTTGATACGTATTCAATAACTCATAAGCACGGCCATAGATCGCGAGATCTGTTTTGATCGCGACGTTGTGGTCCTTTTCGTTGTTTTGCTTTGAAAACTGGTCAATCTGCTTTTGGATCTCAGTGTTCTCGTTCTTATATTCGACCGGGTTCCCTAACATATAGCCTTGCTCGAAAATAGCAATGTATTTCGCCCAGTCGCTCGCAATTCGATTGTCCGCGCTGTATGGGTCACTTTTTGCCTCGCGATACTTGATATTGTTATCAGCGAGATAATAGCGTTTCAGCTCTTTCAGCCGATCCAATTGCTCGGATCTGTGCGTTCCGATATAGTTTTTTAGACGCTCGATCCATTTCTGGCCTTCGTATTCGATCGTTTCAAAATCTTCAGCCGTCATGATGAATTGACGATTCGCGTTCTCGTCGAAACGCCGTCCTTTCAAGAATTTCAATTTCTTTTATTCCTCCCTTTAGAAATAATATTGCGCGCTTTGCATACGCTCTTTAACTGTGCTGCTTGTGTCGTATACGTGCTGTGAATAGATCGCGTATCTTACTGCGTCTAGTACGTCGTCGTGCTCTTTCAGCGGTTCGCCTGTGCGCTCGTTCCAGACGTATTGATATATTTCATCTTTGAACTTGCGTACCTTATTTGAAACGACAAAAAAACGGCCACCCTTCATCAGCTTGGCCACCTCTTCAATCCCAGATAATACCGACTTGTAAGCATTGAAACACTTTAGACGCTCGCGGTTGAATCGTCCGACGTGTTCGGGCCGTGCGCTATCAGCCCAAAAGAATATATCGCCGTAACGCGCCTTGATATCTTTTGCAACGTCAACCCAGAAGTCAATTTCTTTGTACTGGTGCGCGTGTTCTTCGAGTATGTACACGTCTCCGGCTTCGGTTTGTCCAATAACGACGATCGAGCCCCAGTGCTCATACCCCCAGTCAACCCCAGCATAGATCTTTGCGAAATGCTCGGGCGCTTTCTTGACGTACATATCCTCTTTAAAGTCGCGATAGACCGCACCTTCACCGATAACCCATTTCCCATAAATACCGCGCTCTGTAAACATACCCGAAGGCGTTGTCGCGATCAAATTATCCACGTACCGTTGATTTAAGAACGTGTTATCAAAGATTGTAAAATGATTCGCGATGATCTTTTCATCGTCTGCCTTGTCGATATAATCGACTTTTAACCAGTGCTTCGGGTGGTCAGGGTTGGTATCGCATATAATACGCGCGCCGTAACCGGAGCAACGTTTTAAGATCTCGTCAAAAACCTCTTTATTCGCGAGCGTGGCCTCGTTTACATAAGCTCCGAAGGCTGTCATACCCCGAATAGCTTTAAGGCCCGCTATGGACCCCGTAAACGTCGTAACGACGTATACGCCGAATAAGGTAAAGTTCCCGTGTCGGTCAAATTGAAATTCGTGTCCGTAAGCGTCCGTGATCTCGCGCAATATGTTTGTTTGAAGCGTCCCAGACGATACCGCACCTAAAATGTACATGGGCTTTTGCACCCCGACTTTAGCAGCATTTTTCTTGACCCGCTTCAATTCCATCAAAAAAAGATCGTTGTCGAGCTTGGTTTTCCCGGCCCGTACTGCGCCGTGGTTTATCATCATGTACCAGTCACGATCAACCGAGCGCCGTAAGATATCAATCTGTTTTTGGCTGTATAGATCACTAAGAGCCATCTTTGACCACTCCTTCCAGCTTGTCGAAGTAATCGGACATGATATCTTCTGAAACGACATTGCCCTCCAAGGCTTGCTCGCGTTTCTTGTTCTCGAGCTGTTGGGCTTTGATTCGTTCCTTCTGCTCTTTCTTGTCGAGATTGTCTTTCGTGCCCTCGTTGCCGTTCATCTTCGCCAATAGCTCAATAGCTCGCATATCGCCTTTCAAAGCCTTTTGAAGAAGGACTGTCGCGATCGCTGTCTGGTTCGTCGCGTTTAGGCCCTTTTCCTCAAGAGCTTCTTTTAGCTGTGGACTGAAAACGTCCATCTCTAAAATTTGATTGACTTTCTTTTTTAGATCCGCTTTCTCCCTTCGAGCCTTGCCGGAGGCGATACCGGCTTTTCGGGCATTCCGTCGGCGTTCTTCGGGCGTTCGCTGCTCGTTTGGTATTAAGTTGTCAATCCCGGCCATCGCCTCCCCTCCTTTACTGTTTAATTTTGTTAGATCGAGAATTTCTCACCGTTCTTTTTTCTTTTACAAAAAAACAGTCTCACTCAGAAAGGAATAGGAGTGAGACTGAAAAGAAAAGTATAGAGTATAGAAATGTATGGCAAGGGGAAGAACTAAAGAACCTTACCAAAAGCGGACGGGCGGAATCGAACCGCCGAAACGAAAAAATTTTAAAAAATATAAGGAGATCCCATAACCGGGAAAAGTTTTACGAAAGTAAAAACGTGCTGTAACTGTTGGCTTGGCCCTGTCGTCCGCTGGAAGATCTCTGTTTCCTTCAATCTTCCGATAATACAATTTTACCACCTTTTTTTGAACACTTTTCCCAAATTTCAGCGTGTTTTTAAAAAAATACTTGTCACTTTCTTTTCGAGGCCTTCGAAGAACGGTTTGATAACGTTCCGATAAACTGAGTTTTTTGACATAAACAACTCGAGGGCCACGCCTTCGACGTTTTTTGATTGTGTTACATATAAGCATTTGATCGCCTCCCAGATTGTAGGTTCACACTCGTTCGTGTACTCATCTATCGCTTCAGCGAACGTGTACAGCCGAATTAGTTCCGGATCGTTTTCTTTAAGGATCACGTTTTTCAAGGCTTCCGGCGTGTTACTTGCCGCCTTACTCTTGATAAACCAATTCTCGTCGAAATTTTGATAAGGGAAAGTGATCTCTTCGATTCGCTCTTTGATTTCTTTATCGAATGGATATCTTCGAAGCGCGTCTATAAGATATCCGTATCTTGTTTCAATTCTCAAACTCCCCTCCTTTCTAGCCCTAACTGGGCTTTATATTTCTTTTTCGTAAATATCGAAGGCGCCTCTCTTCTGACTGTTTCGGAATTCCAACGCTTGGGCTTTTGTCGGGAATTCAAACTCCTCGAATGTTGTCGAATGGTTGCAATCCCAGCGCGTCAGCTTGTTATACTTTCTCACGATATAGACTTTCACATTATCCCCCAACTCCGTTCTCATCTGCTACCTCCTGTAATTGCCAAGCCATACGTGAATTATAATCATTGTTTAATTTATTGATTATCACGTCTTGCATGACATTTTTTTCTTCGATCTTCTCGATCTCGTCCTTTTGCGTTTGGATCGTTTGTTGTAGCTCGCTGTTGCTCGTCTCAAGCACCCGGACCCGTGAGTTAAGGTTGACACATACGGCAATTAGGATAAAAAGGATAAATGCAAAATTCGCACGTATCAGCTTATCATTATTCGTCATCTTCTCGTCCCTCTTTCCACATAGCAAAACCGATCTTCGCAAGACCTCCCAGCCACGCAAGCGATAGGAGGCCGAAAATAAATGTTAATAAGTCCATTAGTTATCCCCCTGAAATAAATAACTTAACATTATCAAGTAAAGCAATGTTTCCAGTGCATATACAGATATCGAGAATAGAAACGGAATGACACCAGCGCTCAAGTTATAATCTAAAATCGCATAAGTAAGTCCGATAACAAACAAATAACCTAAACTTAACAGCAACCCCATAAGAATTTCATCACGATGATTCTTAATGTATTTTTTGAATTTCGCCATTCTGTTACCTCCGATTTCTTAACAAAGCCTTTTCGACATTATACAAGTCTACTGAAGTAGTCTGAATCATACGTGGAATCCGCGCGTCATGCGCTTTAAGACATATCTGGCTTTTTTCAAAATCCACATAAGCTACTTCGTCAATATCTATACACTCTTCAACCCAACCATATCTTGTGAATGCGTATATAAATACACTATTGCTCATTCTTCCCATCTTCCCCCTTAGATTCCGTGCGTTCATTCGTCCACTGCTTACATTAAGAGCTTCGTTCTGTCCCGTTTTAAATTCAAACGTTTGTCCGTCAAAAACAACATTCCCGTTGCTACTTTTTAATTCTTTAAAAATCAACTGACTTTTAGTATATGGATATCTGTTTGGTCGTGTCATGTTTACTCCTCATTCATTTCTTTAAGGGTATCCCACATACCTTTATGTAGGTTTGTGATATTCTTCATGTACTGCTTTCTTGCTGGAATACTCTTAAAATCCCACCATTCAGCACCAT